TTCTGCAAAACACGCAGTCAACCGAGTAGATAGCTGCATCACTTGACTCATGTTAAATGATGCTTCCCGGTTTACTCTTGACAATATATCTCTTGACTTTGCTGACGCGATTATGTTACAATAATAAATGTTATTAATGAACATATAGTTATTTTACTTAAAGGAGAACTATTCTGCGCATTCACACACTCGATCATAATGAGAGCTTTGAGCTCGACACGCTACCAGAAGAAATTGATGATATGCGGTTTGCAATACTGGATAACAGTAACCCTGCAGACCCTGACTTTATGTACATTCCGTTGATATTCCTTGAGAGCTTTACTAGCCCTGCGTTAGTCTTGCAGATTGGCAAATACAAAATCAAAATGCCAGTAGATTGGCAAATTGTGATCGGTGAGGAGGATGTAGGCGATCTAGAATCACTGCCGATTACCTCTATCAATGATCGCGATTTTAAAGCGTTTCAGTTCAATAGTCTGACTAGCTTTAGTCCAACATTCGAACCGATCGAAATACTGGATGTGTATAATGAGGTTAACTGGTACGCACCTAAGTTGAAGAATGGACAATTCCTTGCAGTACCTCTCGAGGACGGCCCGGCACCTAAGTGTGTTTACTTTATTAAAGACGTTTCGCGAAATTGCGAAGTCATTGACTACGGCAATCTTTGGTGAGTTATGGCAGCCCCTCTAATCCCACTTAATAAAATACTAGCAGCACTGGATCGCAAAGACCGGGACTTTTACGACAAGCTGCCCGACGAGTTAAAGAAGTCGTTCAGTGGGTTTCTGATGTTGCGTTACAGTGCAACCGTCGAGGGCGTATCCCCGGAACTTGCGCATTACTATGTAGCGAGCACTAACCATTATGCAAACAAGCACATGTTTTCATTAAGCCGCCACCCGAAGTTACAGTGGTTAATGCTCACTGCCGCGTCCCCGGGTCTTGGAGTTAACCGACACACATGGATTAAGCAAAAGCCTAAGCCCAAGAATGCAACCGGCCCAATTAAGAAGCAACTCGCTAGCATGTTTCCTGCTATGAAAGATGTTGACCTTGACGTTCTTAGTACACTAGTCACTAAGAAAGAGATGGCGCAACACATTAAAGATTGTGGCTAATGGAATACCACGCCGCCGGTAGTAGATGGACACCAGTAACGTCTAAGATTACCAGAGCATTTGCTGGCCATCGTTGGTGTATTAACCATAACTCGGCAGGTAAGTTTTACAGACGGTATGACTTCGATGACGTTGCCAATGAGTTCGTTGCCTATACTGATCGTAAAGTTTATTTTTATTTCGAACTACCACAAGATGCGACGCTATTTGCATTGAGTTTTGTATGAGTGAAGAGAATACCTGTAGATATTGTTTGAAATCGTTTAAGCGTGAGAGTACCTTGGCGGTACATGTCTGCGAGCAAAAGCGCAGACACATGGCCAAGGATGAGAAGGGTGTAATGCTGGGTCTCTACACCTATAATAAGTTTTATCAGCATACGCAAAACAGAAGTAAGACTAAGTCGTTTGAGGAATTTGCTAAGAGCCCGTATTACAAAGCTTTCGTAAAGTTTGGCAACTACTGCATTAATACAAAATGTATCAAGGTAGAACGATTTGTGGATTATGTAGTTCGGTCAAATATCAAGCTTGACTTATGGGCATCTGATAAAACATACACACAGTTCCTCGACCATGCATTGCAGACTGAGGACGTTGGTGATGCGCTAATTAGGGCAATTGAGTACAGTGTTAAATGGGCAAATGCGAAAGCAATGCAGTCGCACGATCTCCTTCGTTGCGGCAGCGGCAATAGATTGTGCCATGCTATTGTTAGCGGTAGCTTGAGTCCGTGGGTAATATATCAAACAGAGTCCGGTCAGAAGCTGATACGAAACTTTTCAAAAGAGCAAATCGGCATGGTGTGGTCAACGATTAACCCTGACGTATGGGATGGCATATTTAGCAAGCGGGTAGAAGATGCCAAGTATGTAGAAGGAGTATTGAAACATGCAGGATGGTAATCAGGCAGTATTCAGTCATCCGTGCGAGCGACATTGTAAAGCATTGGGGTGACTATGGCAAACGATAAGAATGAATTTTGGAGAGTTCTTAAAGATCCAGAGTATGCAATTATGCGACCAGTCTACCACACCATCCGCGGCACACTTAACACTAGCAAGGAAGCCGATGCCCTTCGTGCAGCAACCGATCTTAAAGAGTTACTTCGAAAATTAGATGGAGGATGACATCATGACACATCAAGCAGATATAGATATAGACATGGCCAACAGAGACGACATACTTAATTTAATTAAGCATGTCCCGGCGCGCAAGCTACACAACGGCAAACCTGAACGACATAATAGCGGCATCTACGTGCAACCGATCCCGTACGATCCAATGGTACACTGCTCGGCGTTACACTTCAAAGATGCCGACGAGAGGGGCTACTTCAAGCTCGACTTCCTTAATGTGTCAGTGTATCAGCACATCAAGGATAATGATCACTACAACAAGCTGCTAGCAATGGATCCACCGTGGGAACGTCTTGCTGAGCCTGCGTTCGTTAACCAAATAATACACATCGCAAACTACTCTGCTAAAGTCGCAGCGATGATGCCAGACACAATTCCGAGGATGGCGATGTTCTTGTCAATCCTCCGCCCCGGAAAACAGCATCTAATAAATAAACCGTGGAAAGAGATAGCTGAAACAGTGTGGGAAAAAGATAGCGACTCTGAAGGATACGCCTTCAAAAAAGCCCATGCTGTGTCTTACAGTATTCTAGTGACTTTGCACATGAACATCATAAACGAGCAAGAAAAGCGTTAGTCAACTTTTCTCACTAATGTGATGCTCCTGCGTTTACGTTTTTTGTGTGCTATTTCGCTTAGACTAGTACATGGTCCGCTTAGTATTTCGAGGGTTTTGTTAGTGAAGGTTTTGGTGTACGGTTTAAAGACATCCCAATCACTGCGCAAGAATATATTAATTGGGATGCTACGATTTGACTCCCACCACCAGGATTCACCTAATAGCAAAAACAGTTCTTTATGCTGTAACGTGGGCAACGATCCAAAATCATACAGGCTTGTGATAATACCGTCCCTATTCTGGATGATGCCGACATGTTCTTCGTCGGCATAACGGCACACCGTTAAGAACGGGTACTTTGCAGCTAGTTTTTCAAAAAGAATGTTGTTATTTTCCATTATGTGTATTTATAGAGTTGCTGCAGGTATGGTAATAAAAGGTCAACTACCTAAGGACTGAAGATCCTTAGGTTTTACGCTCTTTTCGCATAAATAGTATTATGAAATATATTATTTACACAATTACAAATCAGCTAAATGGAAAATATTATATTGACCAGCACCGCACTAACGAAGTTGATGATGGGTATTGCGGTAGTGGAAAACTAAAGGAATAATAGATGAGCGTACAAACAAAAGTATTCCTTTATCATCAGCGTCACCGGGTTATCCTTTTGGATACTAGCGGTGCATACTTTACAAAGGGGTACCAACAGGTGTATACAAATAATTTAAAAGCACACAGAGGCACCGATAATCAGATTCTGATTGAGTTCGTTAATCAGGACCAGAAGGCGGTTGATGTTACTGGTAAGGAGTTCACCTGCCGGTTAATCTCGCACGATGGATCGACACTGTTGCTTGAGAAACCACTGGTATCAGTTAACGATTTACGCGGACAGACCAAACTAGTACTAACTGAACAAGAGTTAGACAGCATCATGCCACAGACCATTGGCTTTAGTGTTGAGCAAGTGGCAAGTGGTAGACCGTACGAACCCGTATTTGTAGATGATCACGCAGGCGGACGCGGCCGGATTGATATTATGGACAGCATTATGCCATCGTTTACGGCAAGTAAAATTCTGTCTATACCAGATCACGGCGTAAATACAACTTACGTTACCAGTGTTTTAGAAACCGATGCCGTAAGTCTTCATACCTTTCAGTTCACTATGGCCCAGTTTACAGGCGAGATCGCCGCCGAAGGCACGTCAGACATAGCTGGTCCATGGTATCAAGTACAACTTGAGG